TTGATCTCCGCGTCTTTGAGTTGGACGCTCACTAAGCCTCCTGCAAGTTCTCGACGGGATGGTAGTAACGATCCGCCGTCAGGTCCGCACGGAACATATAGTCACGGAGGAGAAGGTACTGATCCCCGATCATACGCGGTTCCGCCGCGCTCGATACCCGATGCTGGATCAGAACACCCGCGTCCGTATTCAGGAACTCGATGGCGTTGAAGACCTCCTCCTCGACTTCGAGCAGGCCGCGCCCTGACGAGTCGGTCTGACTTGTCCGCTGTCCCCCGACAAGCGGGTATTCACCGTAGGAGTCGCCCGCGTGCGAGACGGCAAGCGTGAGCGCGAGTTCCTGCGTGATGAAGTCCGGCTCCTCGTCGTCGGAAGTCGCGCCGAGCGGTCGGATGAGCGCGGCAGGCATGATGAGTTGCTCCATCGCGGACTCTCGCGGCGCGGCGGTGATCAGGACGGAGGACGTGTGGAAGACTGCCGTCGCGCTTCCCGTCCACACCTGTTCACGGAGCAGGTATTGGATCTGCCGACAGACCTGCCACGTATTCACGATGTCTTCCTTTCCGCTTCGTCCATCATCGCGGCGAGTTCCGCGTCTTCGTCGGCTTCGTTCATGGCCTCCATTAGCGTGTCCACCACCATGTCGGCCTGACGCTGCATGAGAGCGTCACGCGCCGCTGTGAACGTCCTGCGCTGCTCTAAGGACAGTTCCAGCCATTCCACAGCGGATACCCCGCATCCGATGAAGTCCTCGGGAACCATGCTTAAAACGCTCACAGCGAGAGGTCCACGAGACGGCCTATCACGGCTACGTCTTCGGAAGTGTCCGGGCGGGCGTGCCAAACGACGTTGATGCCTACCTCCTCGTGCATGGCAAGGGCGATCGCGGCGTCTTCCGCCACCACCGGCAGCGCGTCGCGTAGCAGGATCGACGGTTGGCGCACGCTCGCACGCGGGACGAAGAGGAGCTTCATCGAAAGCGTGCTCATGCGCGTCCCGGCGCGGTCAGAGTCGGCGCGGATGTTGATGACCGTCTCGCCTGACGGGTCGCCGGTTTCCATATCAAGGAAGACCGCCCCGAGCGCGGCTGAGTCGAACTGCCTCAACGTAGCGCCGAGGACGGGGGACATCCCGCCGTAAACGATCTCGACCACCTGATTGCCCCACTCCTCGGCGGTGACGGTCTTGTATTCCGCATTGAACCGGAACTGCATGTTGCGCGTAGTCCCGAGCGCGGTCCCGCCGTAGGGCGCGGCGGCGGACAAGTCCGTGGGATCCTTGTACAGTCGTCCCGGCATGAAGAGGATGTTGCGGGTTACAGCAGTAGCCATGTGCCCCCCTCTTCGAAGTCATCAGGAGTCGGAAGGATGTTTTCCTCGCGGTCTTCGTCCTCAGTCGGAAACGAGAAGTCGATCATCCTAGCGGTAGTGAACAGCACCTCTATGGACGACGGACGAACGCACTTGCCTTTCATCAGGACTCCCCTTTCGCCACCCACGCTTCTATCGTCTCGGCCATCTCCGCTTCGTTCTCATCCGTGATGCCGAGGAACGGGCGCTGGTTTACCTGCGTTTCGAGTTGGTCCTGGCCGAGCAGGAACAGCAGGCGGAAGTGGTATTTTTCATCCTGCGCCTTCTGCTTCTCTGTCGGCTTATTCTTCCGCTTCCACTCGCCGTCCTTCTTCTCGTATCCGAGGAACCGACCGACGGTCTTCTTCGCCGTTTCGTTGATCGGTTGCGAGGACGTTCCGCCCCACTGGTGCATCGCGGCGTATTCCTTGTCGGAGCCAAGGATGACGAGGTCGCCCCGTTGCTCTGCTGAGATCGAGCCGATGAGCCCGCCAGCCCCGCCAGATCCCATCAGCGCAGGACGCCGATCGAAGAACCGAGGACGTATCGTGCCGCCTTCGTTCGTCCAGTTGACGAGCGCGGCGATGTTAATGAACGGGTCTTCCATGTTCGGGTAGCGTTCCGGCCACGCGAAGTCCCCGAGTTTCTGTTCTAGGAATGCCCGTTGTGACTGGCTTTCGAGGACGCGGGCGACGATGCCGCCAATGACCTTGGAGTCGGCTACACGCGCACGGAGCTTCCGCAGGTCTTCGCCCGACTTGACGGTGATCTCTGTAACCATCTCACCTCCATGTCAGTTGTCGGGCGGACGGGCAACGAGGTCATCGAAGTGCGGATGATCGGACCACGGCCTGACGGTCTCCGTGGTCTGTCGTTCGTCGGTCGGCGTAACCTGCGAAGAGGTAGTCACCGGCACGCGATCCCTGCCTGTGACCTTGGCGAGTTGTTCGAGGCGTTCTATCCATGCTTCGTGGAGTTTGACTCCTGTGCTTCCAGCGGCTTCGGACCACCCTGCGAGCTTGGCAATCACGCCCCAGACGGCGACCGAGACGTGACGCGCTTCCGAGTTGTCGTACTCGATGCCGGCGATGATCTCAAAGTCCGCCTGCACGTCCGTTACCGCAAGGCCGAGCACGGTGGCGTCCACCGCTGCCGCAGACTGATCGCCGGGGTTCGTCAACTGGATCAGCCGCGAACCTGGATACCGGGCAGTCACCTCTGCGGCTAGCGCCATTTAGTACCCTTCTGCGTGGATGCGGAGAGTCCCGAATACCCGGTTCTTCGTCTGCGTGACGACTGTTTCGGCTTGCGCCACGATGATCTCGATCTTGATCCATCGGTAGGGAAACATTTCGTCCCGGTTTATCGTGATCCACCGGGCTTCAGCCGTGGCGAGACCTGCCGCGATGTAGCGCGTGCCGGCGTCCATGTAGATCGGGTAGTAGTTCACCCCGTCGCCGGAGCCTTCGAAGACGAGCCGGGAAGAAGTGGCTTCCAGTTCGTCCGGGCACTGGATCGCGGCGAAGCGATAGAGCAGGAAGTCGTACGCAAGGGACTTGCTTGCTCCGGCAGGAATGACGAGGGTATGTTCCGGATCCGGCGTGGGCGTCGGAGTGGGCGTAGGTGTTGGCGTAGGCGTCACTGTGGGCGTTGGCGTCGCCGTCGGTGTGACCGTGGGCGTAGGCGTCGCCGTGGGCGTAGGCGTCCTCGGAGTCGGGCTCGGAGTCGCCGTAGGCGTGGGTGTTGCCGTCGGAGTCGCTGTAGCCGTGGGCGTGGGCGTCGCTGTCGGCGTCGGCGTCCGTGGGGTGTTCGTCGGCGTCGGCGTCGGAGTAGGTGTTCTCGGCGTAGCCGTCGGTGTCGGCGTGACAGTGGGTGTCGGTGTTCTCGGCGTTGCCGTGGGAGTCGGCGTCACCGTCGGGGTGACCGTCGGGGTGACCGTCGGCGTCGGAGTCCTCGGTGTCGCGGTAGGGGTAGGGGTCACCGTCGGAGTTGGCGTTCTCGGGGTAGCGGTCGGCGTCGGAGTGACGGTCGGAGTGGCCGTCCTCGGATAAGTCGGAGTCGGCGTTGCCGTCGGCGTTGGTGTGGCTGTCGGCGTCGGCGTCGCTGTGGGAGTCGGGGTTGGCATTCTTCAGCCTCCTATGTCGGCGTCGGCGTCGGGGTCGGGGTAGCTGTCACGGTTTCAGTTGGCGTCGGTGTCGGAGTCACGGTTGGCGTAACCGTAGGCGTCACAGTCGGCGTCGGTGTCGGAGTCGCTGTGGGTGTCGGCGTCGGGGGCGGATCGCCCCACGATGCCGCGCCCGCTGCCGCGCTCGGGAGATACCCAAGTCCCGACCGGACGAACCACTTCTGCAAGATCCCCGTTTCCGCCACGGTGTCCGTGAACGTGAACGAGTCCGTGCGGAGGAACGGCGTCGCCCCTCCAACCATCGCATACCAGCCGCCGTCGAACCGATCGAACGGGGCCACGATCACGTCATCTATGTTGACTTCGCCTACCGTGTTGGCAGTAAGGGCGATCGTGACCGTTGGGTCTTCCTGGATCCAGTTGTCATAGTAGAGGTTTTCATCTAGCGGCAACTGGAGGATGTGCCACGTCGCGTTTGCCTGGAGCGCCACGTTGACAGCCACGGACTGCGACCCGAAGGTGAGCGTCAGCGTGCCGTCCGCGTTGGTGCCGCGGTAGTAGGCGATTTGCACGTAGGTCGGGGTGATTTCCTGCCCGAAACCTCCGATACCGCTGAACCCGAAGTCCGCGCTTCGCACGTTCAAGTTCTGCGAGATGGAACGGTTCTGGTCGAACCGCACGGCGATCGGCGTCGTCTCCCCCTCATCGTCGCGGTACGTGATGTTCGAGGAAACCTGCACGCCGGTTACGGAGTCCAACGTCCAGCCTGTGACATCCGTCACCGCGGTCGGCGTCGCAACGCCGGCAACCAGCGTAAGGCTGTGGTTCGTGAATGACGGGTTCGTCAGGTACGCCTGCGAGTCCACGGCAGTCAGCGACGTTAGACTCCCGATGTTCACGACATTCGGGAACCCGCTGCCGCCCTTGAGGGACATGAAGTCCGGCGTGCGTTCCTGGCTCCGTATCTCGAAGACCTCGGCGTGCTCTGACGCGCCGCTGTGCTCGTCCTGCGTGCACTTCAGCGTCTTGATATCCGCCGTTTGCAGGTCGATGTCGTGGGCGTTCTCGTCCACGTTGAGCCGATACACGGTGCCGGTGCCGGTGTTCCCCGCGCCAGCTACCGCCGCGCCAAATGTGAAGCCGCGCTCCTCAACGGTGAGCGTGTTCGTCACGAAGTAGTCGTACAGGTCCACGAAGATCCCGCCCGGGTCCGACTGCGGCGAGTTGATGAGTTTGCCGTAGTTGAACAGGTGCGGAGCGATGGCCGTGAACGCCGATGTCTGAGAGATGGCTTCCGACAACCGCGCACGGAACGCACGCCAGCCGTTGAGCACGTCTACAGAGTAGTCGCCCTCAAGTTCCGTCAGGAGTTGGTCCTCGATCCCGAGGATGTTCGTCCCGTCGGCCTCGGCAAGCTGCCTCGTCTCTTCGAGCCCGAGAACGGCGTATCCGATCTGTAGCCTGATTTCCGCTTCTGTTGGGTCAGCCATCTATCACCTCATCGCGGAACCAGTGTCGGCGGATTGTCCATGTTGGGAACGTCGTTCTTGTGCCTGACCTTGATCATCCACAGGAACTCCCCGAGCGGCCTGTCGCCCTCCTGCGGCGTGAAGTGCCTGAGCGGATGCCCGCCCTGCTCCGGGGTCTTCATGCTGTGCTTGCGCCCGTAAATCGTCTCGATGACCGTCTCGTCGTCCAACTTGCGACGGTCCACCCTGTAGTTACGGACCACCTTCGACGCGACCTCTTCGAGTATTCGCGCTACGTGCGCGTCCGTCAGCCGGTGGACAGGAGAGCCCTTGTGGACGTGGTCACGGCATTCCTGATGCCCCGGTGTCGTCTCGATGATCCCGCCGGTAGTGCGCTGGAATGAAACCCCGCCGCACGCGACGAAACTCCAGGGACAGTCCTTGGTCACGCCGATCCAGTAGCAGGATCTCTCTTCCGGCGGCGGCGGGCGCTGCTTCTCGATGTCGAGGTGCAGGGGAACGATGCCGTCGTCCACCTGTTCGGGCACGGTCCCCACAGCGAGTTCCGCCGTGTGGATCGGTTCGGGTTGGCGGCACGCGAGGCAATGATTGTACCGCGAGTCATCTTCGTCACCGAACGGGCTCTGGCACTGGGCGCAGAGCTTCGCGTCCGACGTGACTTCTGTCGTGTCGGTCATCGAAGTCTCCTAGTTGTTGATCTGAATGACGCCGTAGGGCAGGAATACGCCGAACCCTGACCGGCGGTGCCAAATCATCGAACGCAGCAGGGACCGAGCGGACTCCTTCGAGTTCGCCTCATCGAACTGCTGCTCCTCCACCTCCTGCCGGCGCTGCTCGAAGAACGGCTTGTGCGGGCATCCACGGAGGAAGATGTAGTAGTCGTTGTCCGTGATTTCCTGCGTCGCACGTAGCTCGATCTTCTTGCCTGCGGCCATGAAGATGTTCTGTGCCGCCACCGCTCCGGCACCCGGCGCGATGTTGGTCGAGGGGCTCTGGAGGAATGCCTCCGAGAAAATGGCCTCGTTGCCTGCGGCGTAGTAGATGATGTAGCCCGAGTCCAGTACGGGACGCGGGAACAGGGGACGGCCCTCGGTGTTCTGGAACAATCCGAACTGCTCCATAGCGTTGAAGGTGTCCGTGCGGATCGCCGCGGAAGACGCGACGCCGGTCCCGGTGAGCAGGTTCCCGGATGCCGCCCCGAAGCGGTTGTTACCCGCACCGTCGAGCGTGGCGAAGACCGCCGCACCGTCAGGAGCGTTCCCGATCGTCGCCGGTAGGAAGTTGGCCGTTCCGGTGAGCATGTCGAAGAACGCTTCGGTGTTGCCGTAGGCGAAGTTGGTTCCGCCGTCGGATGCGCGGTCGCGGAGCTTCCCGATCTGATCGTCGGCTTCGTCGTTCTTGTGCCACTCGATCTCGGTGCCCCAGTCGTAGTTGATCACGTTGAACTGGACGGCACGGAAGCCCTGCTTCACGACCTCGCTACCACGCGGCCAGAACCGCGGGTATGGTGCGTGCTCGTAGTAGGCGTAGTATTCACGATCGGTGTCCGACGGAAGGCCGGTCGCCATGACAGGGTCGAGTTCCTGCTTCGTGAGTTCCGCCTGGCTTTCGTAGGCGTTGCTGAACGAGTCCCGGAGTCCCCTCCGTAGTGTCCCGCTCTGCCCGCCCGTGAGGATGGTTTTAGCCATGAGTCATTCCTCCTAAGTGGGTGTCGGAGTCGGAGTGGGGGTCGGGAGCGGACTGAGGGTGTCCACGTATCCGCCGCGCCAGTACATGATCGCGTCGCACTCGGTCGCGGATCGGTAGTTGTCGATGTAGCCGATTTCGCAGCCGGTTCCACCGGGATCCAGGGTGGTGTATGAGTAGGCGTTGAGTGCCCAGATCCGCTTCCCGTTGTCCGCGACGGTTCCGGCGAGCCCTGCACACGTCAACTCTTCCCAACGGAACGGGCCGGTGATCAGGCTCGCCCGCGGGTTCACGTCGGCGGTGGTGTCTCCGGTGACCGTCTCTTCGACGTGCCAGCCGAGTATCTTGTCCGACTCGGTGCCGTCATACGGCTTGCACGCGCCGGTGTCGGTGTCGCACGACACCAGCCCGCCGTAGTAGATGACCGCCGCGTTCAGAACTTCGGGGGTCGCCCGAATGCCGCGATCGTCCTGGTGATGGAGAAACTGATCATTTGTCAGGTTCGCGCTCTGTTGCGCTGGCATCGCCTAGCCTCCCTTCTGCATGTTGCGAGCGAGGTACTTGTCGAGGGACGTGACTGTCCCCCCGAACGCCTTGCTCTGCCTGAGTTCGTCCCACTCGCGATACACCTGCTTGGCGTCCGTGAATGCGTCCGGTCCCTGTGCGCTGAAGGCCATGACCTCGGAAGGCCACGCTTCGTCGCTCGGCGGTAGCCCGTCGAGGTCGGGGGGCGGGTCCTTCGGGGCCGTGTCGCGGTACTCCTCGATGAAGAGAGCGAGCGTTGCCTGACCCCGCTCCGCAGCCTTGAACAACCGTTTCCGCGAACCTTCCGAGAGGTTGTACCCCTCGCCTTCCAGGGTGATCGTCGCTTCGGAGAAGAGGGCGTCGCGCTTCTCCCTCCGTAGCGTTGACTCCTTGAAGTCCTCCAGAGCGGAGATCCTGGCGTCGGTCTTGGTGGATGCGCGGAAGGGTTTTTCCTTCTCCTCGTCATCCTCCTCGTCCTCGGCTTCGTCGTCTTCGGCCTGCATCTCCACCGGGCCTTCGGACTTCGCCTCCTCTTCCGTCTCGATGGGAAGGGCTTCGGCTTCGGGTTCCTCCACCGCCTCCGCTTCTCCACCAGCGACGAGCGCGGCAATGTCATCCTTCAGCGCAATCAGCGGTTCCATGTCCTTCAGGACCGCCTGAATGGCCTTGACAGCCGCGACGATGTCCATCTCGTCGTCCTTCTTCTCTTCGTCGGGCATTTGATCCTCCTGTCCGAAACGGAAGAGAAAGCAAGCAGCCGAGCCGGAAACGTTCGCGGCAACCAACGGTGCTCGCTCTGTCTGATCAAATCGTGTAAACGAAGAGGTCACGCAGACGCTCTCCGTCTTGTTTCCGATGGTGATGTTCGGGAAGCCGTTAAAAAATGGAGGCTCCGTGTCGAGCAGCGCAAGGCACCCGAATTCGAGCGGTTCCCATGACCGGACTTCCGCCGAGAGATACGGCAACTTGCCAGCGTCGAGTTCCCGGAACCACTCGTCATCCACGCCGAGAAAGTCAGCGAAGACGACGGGATGCACGGTGCCGCGCATACGCATGGACTGGATGCGTTGGGGCAGGAAGAACCCGATACCCGTTGCCTTGTGGAGCCCGAAGTTGTGGAGGACGTTCAGACGGGCGCAGGACTTGTCATCCTGGTAGGCGCGTTGGTGAACGTCGATAGCCGTTTTCAGGTCGGCTTCGGTGATGTCCTTGGGTGCGCCCTTAACGCCCTTGGGCACCTCGGAGAACATGGGCACGTCGAATACGTCCCATGTGCCGTCGGGATGCTGACGAGCGCGGTAGTGCCCACCGGGTAGGCGTGATTGATGCGGAGTCACGCTCTAAGCGTTTCAAGGGAATACGTCTATGGCAAGCGCATATACGGGGTGGGCGTGGGGTTATCCCACGTAGTAGAAAAAGTCTCTCGGGAAGTGTACGTTCGGCCACATCCGGGGCAATACTTGTATCGACGGTAGCCGCTCGTCTTGCTGAAATAGGAACCCCGGCGGACTAACTTCTGACCGCACCTACAGAAGCGTGGGTGATGCTCAGCCATCCCGTTCCACCTCCACGAGTTCCGCCTTGTCGCCGTCGAGCACGAGTTCCCATCCGACGGGAGTTTCCCCGTTCCGTAGGTGCGGCTTGAGGATGTCCGTTAGGACGGCCTGCGCGGTTCTCATCGCCGCCTGATACTCGGCCTGCGCGACGCTCACGCGGGCTTCCTCGCGGGTCAGGCGCACGGCTTCGCCGGCCTTGAGTTCGATGCGGCGCGTGGTCTTCTTTTTGGCGGTCATGTCTAGGTCGGGGTGGGGGTTGGGGTGGATGTTGGCGTAACTGTCGGCGTTGCAGTTGGGGTCGGAGTCGGGGCGTCCGTAACAATAACCGTCACGTCCTTGAGTTCGCTGTACCGTTCGTCGGTCCCGCTTGCGTATTCATCGTAGACAGCGAAGACGGAATATGTCCACGTCCCGTCGAGCGGTAGGTCGGTGAGCACTTCCGTCGTTCGCGTGCTCCCGTTCGTGATCGTAATTTCCGTGCCGGCGGGGTCGTTCGGTCCCGTGACAGCCGTAGCTCCGGCGATTCGCAGGCACTTGTATCGTCGCCAATCGTAGCGGTCGGGAACCGCCGTCCACGTCAAGCGGACAGTCCCCAACGGAAGCGGGGTTGCGGTGGGTGTTGGCGTTGGGGTGACTGTCGGCGTAGCGGTTGCCAGCGACGGAGTGGGAGTCGGCGTAGGCGTATGGTCGCCTGTCGCCGTGAGCGTGACCGTCTTCGCAAGGCTGTAGCGTTCGTCCGTGGAAGATGCGTACTCGTCATAGACGCAGAAGACGGAATAGCTCCAGGTGCCGTGTCCTGGGTTATCCGTGACCGAGTTCGTGGTGCGCGTGGACCCGGCAGGAACAGTTACTTCCGTCGCGGCTGGATCGTTCGGGTTGGTTGTCGGCGTGGAACCCGCGACGCGCAGCACCTTGTACCTTCGCCAGTCGTACCTGTCCGGTGGCGGCGTCCATGTGATAGAGACGCCGGGGACCGTGGTAGGCGTGGGGGTAGGTGTGGCCGTCGCGGTTCCGGTCGGCGTTGGCGTAGGGGTTACGGTCGGCGTGACGGTCGGGGTCACGGTTGGCGTAACTGTAGGCGTTACCGTCGGCGTGGGCGTCCGGGGAGT